GTAGACAAAGCCATAATAATACTTAACTCAGCAAGTACTTTACTTATTTGTGCTTTCTGATAGGGTGTATATGTTGACCAGTTTTTAATTACATTGAATTTATACTGTCTAATATCAGACATCATAGTATCTCCAAATGTTCTATAGTATCCTTCAGTTGGTGTACCAATTTCATGATCCATAGATACACGTTTGAATCTTCTCTTATAACCTGGAGCAACATGTTTTCTCCACATTAATGCTAGGCGGCCAAGAGAATGTTTCTGAATTGTACCTTTATCAAAGTCATTATAAACACCATGCATATACTTATTTAACCCATGAAGTCTAGCTTGAATATCTTGTCTTTGTGTTTCTCCAAAAGGAACATACAAAGGTTTACCATCTTGATCTAGTTCTGCTTCACCCTTGCTATTAGTCTTTGCAATTTTTATTTTGCTGTGTGCCTCATCTGCACCATAGGTATTATATGCTTGGAGTAATGTTATTTCTTCTCCTGTAGCTTTATCTAAAACTTTAATAGAATCAAATAAGGCAAACATAGTTGATACCTGGATTTCATATTCACCAAAGTGTTGGTTAAAGAAAAGAGTATCTGTACGGAATAATTTATTTGCCATACTCATACTTACTTTCTTACCATAGTTATCTTTGAAGTTACCTTGCATTGGATCATATTTCTCTACTAACTTTCCTGCTAGGCTAGTAGGGGCAGGTTTTCCAAAATCACTTAAGATTCCCGGTAAGTTTTTAGCAAGAAATGCTTTACCTCTTCTTAGATTTTTACGGTTAAAGAACTGTCCACCTACAGCTTCAATCATTATTTGGATATTACCTTGTAAGTTATTGGCCACACCTTTAAGTAAATCAGCTGCAATTGTAGTAATTGCTGAGTAACTCATAGCTGTATTGGTAATTTTAGTAAGTGATAATCCACCAAAGATCTCTTCAGCTTTTTGCATCTCACCATAAACTACCATGTCTATAAATGCATCAAGATGTTTTTTAGAATAGCTCTCACCATTCTGACGGATGTACTCTTCATAACCAAGCTTCTTTGCAAATGCATCTAATACACCTTGACCTTTACTATTTGTTTCTGGAACTTTACGGGCACCAACAATAGTTTTCATAAGAGATGTTTCAGCATTTATATTATTCAAAGCTTCATACTTATTAGCCATAGCACTAAAGACAAGAACAGACATTGCAAAATCTAGTGTAACATCTTTAGCATCCATCTTCTGTGTATAATAAATAGGCAAGAACTTTACATCCTCCTCAGATAATGAACCCAATGCATACTCTGTATCCCATGATTGCATTTTGACAGCTTCACTTACATTTGTTTTAACAAAGTCTTTGAGACCATTTTGCATTATTCTTTCTAGATCAGACTTAGAAATAGAAGGAACTCTGAATTCTTTTTGTTGTGATTCAGGAAGTTTAGCTTGAGCTTCAAAATAAATCTTAAGTAACTCAGCATGATATCTACCTTTCTCATTTTTGGCAACATCATTAGAGTCATACATGGCATCCCATTTATCACTCTTATATTTATTAGATGGAGTTGCAAGATCATCAAAGTAAGTTACTACACCTTTATACTCATTTACATTTTTCCTTTGCCATTTATTGTAATCATCCTCACTAATAATTTTGTTGTCTCTATCCTTTTGCATCTGGAGAATAATCTTATCTCTTTCTTCTTTTGGTCTTGCTTGTGTATTATCTATATACCATTTATTGCGGGCCTCCCACCAAGCCTTGATTTTAGCTGCTTCTTCCTTAGTAGCTTTTTCTCCAACTTTCTGTGGCAATGGGCCCAACTTTTCAAAGAATTCTCTTTTTGCTTTGTTGAACTTACTCATGTCAAACTTCTGAACAAACTGTATTTCTTTTCTGCTTCCAGAAATAGTACCGTCTTTATCATATATAGGTATCTCAACTTCATCATAAATTCCTTCATTGAATTTAGCTGTGTTATCTGAAGAAGCCGGAGCTGTCTTTCTATACTTCTGAAATGCATCAACCAGTCTGTCTCTGACTTTGATATCTTTTTGTCTAGCAAATTCTAACTGACTCTTAACAGACTTAGCAAATAAAGCCAAGGCACTATCAGAAGATGTAATAAGAGGTGAAAGCAAAAAGTCAAGAACTCCTTCATCCCTATTGGCCATCTTCAGAATCTTCTCCATTGACCCTTGATCAACATCAAATCCTTCAAAGAGTTTAAGTCTATCTTCTAGTTTTTTAATTTGTTTTTCTTTTTTCTTATCAGACATTTTGGTATTAGCTTCAATGTCCTTTATCTCTTGTTGCATTCTTGCTATTTCTTGAGGAATGGTTTTGTCTTGTAGGGTAGACTTGTACTCCACTAAATACTCTGCCATAAGAGGGATAGCTTCAGTGACTACTTTTTTCTTTACCTTGTCTCTGATTTTAATAGCGTCCGTTAACATCTTTTGTGGTGTCATTGGGCCATATGTATCTTCTACTCCAGCTCCTGTTGTAAAATAGTCCATCATATCAGCTGAGTCAATTTCATCTAAGATAGAATAGCTATTTGCAAAGTCATTGATACCAGTCAGCTCAATCATGATCTCTTTAGAAGTCATGTTCTTTTTATTAGCCAATAGCTTACCAAATCTAATCTCTACTTGTTTAGCTTTATCATAGGCATCCTTGACAAACATTCCAATTGAAGCTACACCATCCATAGTTTCCACAGCAGTAAGTAATTCTTTTAACTTACTCTGCTTGTACTTTACATTTGCAATCTTCTTACTGTTTAAGATCTCAATTTGTTTGTTGATGTAAACTTTGATTCTTTGTACTAATCCAGAAAAATCATCATTCTCCAGCTCTTCTTGGCCAGGCACTCCTTGACGTTCATCCTCATAGTTCTCTTCTTTAACTACAACATTTAAATCTGGATTGAATTCATACTCTTCTTCAATCCAAATTCTCATTGCTTCATCTTCATTACCATGAGCTCTTGCAAGAACATCTTGCCATTCTCTACTTGTTTTTCTTGGACAACTTAACATATTGCTTTCAATAAGGTTTCTATAACTTTATTTAAATCTTTATCAGTTTTTGCATCTCTTAAAGACTCATAGATATCTGCAGTATCAATACCTTTTACAGCAAGATACTCATCAAATCTTTGTTCTTTAATCATTTGCAATACTGCTCTGAAAATTCTATCTCTTTTTGCTTCATCAAGAGGCACACCAGGATCTCCTTCTGGAACCATTTCTCCAGTTTCTAAATCCATGTTTCTAAAGTAAACATCATTGTTATACTTATCTACTAAATTGTATAAACCATTTTTGTTTAACTGCCATTTTAAAGTGCCTGCCATAAACTCTACAGGTTTACGTCCTCTATTTGTCTCTACTATAGACTGATAGGTGCGCAAACTATCTTCCAAATCTATTTCATCAGCACTAGACATCTCTTCTTCAATATCCTCAAAAAGATCATCAGTCTCAGATTTAACTCTAGGAGTGATCTCTACTATTATTGAGTTTGGATCTCTTGTTTCACGCAATTTAAAAATATCAGGATAAGCCTCTTGTAACATTTGCATTACCTTTTTGTTTGGCTTATATATAATTTCTAAAGCTTCAACATTTATAGATGGTAACCTTGAATTTATAAAACCAGTGGTAATAAAGTATGCATCTTGGTATTTACTTATAACACCTTTCAACATACTTTTAAGTGCTGTCTCTGACATGTATGGATTAAGCTCCATTGCTCTCTTAATAAAACTAGGAATGTTTTTCTTTTTCTCAGTAAGCCAGTCTTTAACTTCTTGCTTAGTAGGAATATCAAATGTTGAGTCTTCTGACCTTCCAGTATTTGTAGGATACCCACGGACAAAAGCCTCTGCCAGAGCGTCACCATAGACACTCTGCAAAGCCTTATAACCTTTATCTGCTTTGTTTATACAACTCATGATAATTTACATTTTAAACTTTCAATATATTCTTCTTCTGAATAGTCAAATGGCATGTTTTCAAATTCATCCATTAAGTCCTCTAAGTTACCTAATATTTTTTTCTGAGCTTCAGTAAGACCATTATAAAATTCAGATAGCATGACATTTGAACCTCCAGCTACTGTTTTATTAACATTCCTAGATGGTTTTAATGGCATTCCTGGTGTTAGATCTGCAGCTCTTCTGAATGTAAGTGTGATTGTATAATTACTTATTACTTTTCCGTTTGGTAATGTAATAGGTAACTGACTACCAACTTTAGCATCATTTATAGGTGTAGAATGAGTTAACTGAAATCTACCATTTCCATTTAAACCAAATGTATAAATGCTACCGTCTTTAGTAAGTACTTCATTAGTATAACCTTTTAATTTTTCATCACCTCTAAGATATCTATCATCATATTGATTAGCAAAAGTCATCTTACCTTTATTGTTATCTACAATACCTAAACCAGCATTTGCTCCCATAGTATATACAATTACAGGATAACCTTCAGCAGACTTAGATTCTGTTACATCTTTATGAGGAAAAATAAATTCATTTGGTTGATATATATTACCTATTACAGAATCATAATCTGACATGTCAATACCTAATGCATTTTCAATATCATCAATTATTGGTTGTAATGCAGACATTGGTGGTAATGGATTACCGTTTTGGTCAAGCTCATGATATGCATATGTATACTCACTTGCACCTATAGTATTACCTTTAGCATTCTGTCCTAAATCAATCAATCTATCTCTGACTCCGGTAGGGGCAAATGAATTTATCTTAATTGGTTTTGCTTTTATAGTAACTCTACTCCACATCTTACCAAAATGAAACATTTGATTAGCTCCTTTTCCTACATTCTCTTTGTATGTTTGAGCTTGTATTTGAGGTTTTATAAGATCTAAAAACTGTTGTTTTTTAGTTTTACTAGGATTAGTTTCAGCTTGTACAACACCATAATCTTCTGATATTACTTTAACATTATCATTCTGATTTACAGGTTGTGCAGTTTGATTTAATGTTTTCTCATACACATCTTTAATAGCTTGTTTACCTTGTTCTGTTGTATTAGATGAAGTACCTATTCCAGCAAAATTTTTAGTTAATACAGGAGTATTTATAGATAAAAAATCTTGTTTAGAAGAATCCCATTTATACCAACCTTGTGGATAAGTACTATTAGCAACTTGATTAAATACATAAGTTGGTTTATTCATCATAATACCTAATTGAACAGCTACACTTGTTCCACCATTAACTTGAGGTACTAATGCCTTTTTAGTAACTTTACCCATAGAAATAGTAATATCAGTTCCTTTTGGAATTAAAGAACCTATAGCAAAAATTCCATCAGCATTTTTAACCTGTGCATAATTTCTAATCTTTTTTGTATTTCTTGTTGTATGATTAGATTCTATTCTACCCATAATTCTTTCAGCATTTGTCACAGCTATTTGAGCTTCACCAGTTGCTGGACCTTGAGTAGCTACATCACCAATATCATTGGAGGCATCTACAGGTTTAACACCTTTAGCTTTAAGTCTTGGATCTGAAACATCACCATCTATTGGTAATAAATAATGTTTATCATTTACCATTCCAAACTCTTTTCCTATTAAGTCCCATTCAGCATCATAACCTTTAGCACCACCTGAGTGATTTGTAAATTGAGATAAACCTGTAGGTTGATTTTGAGTAGATGGTTGAGTACCTCTAAGTTCATTTCTTACTTCCATAAGTAATTTAGGAAACTCTTTACCCCATTTAGTTTTATCTTGTGTATGTGTGAGAGTGGCATTACCTGTAGCAAGTAATTTAGCAAGAGCATCTGGATTTTGTTCAAAAGAAGATTTAATTAAGATTTTCATATTAATTGAAGAATCCGCATCCCATCTTTGTTCATCTAATCCTTTTACTGTCCTACCAAATGCTCTAGCCTGAGCTGCTGATTTTTTATTAATATCTTCTACAATAGCATTTTTTTGATCCTCTGTATAAGATTTACTATAGTTTAATTTCTCTAATTGATAAGCATGCTCCACAGAAGGATAAGTTATACCATCTCCTAACATAAAAGGTCTTTTAGCAAAATTACTTAACTCAGCATTTTCTCCTGTACTTGCATAAATATTAATCTTAGTTTCTGGTCCAGGTAAATTACCAGCAGATGGTTGAGTAGGACCTTGTTCTAAGAAGTCAGACATATCTCCAAAGTCATCTTCAGAGAATGTACTTAAGAAATCTTCTACAGATTCTTCTTCATTTAAATTACTTGGGTCAATCATGTAGTTTTTAAACTGAGACTTTGCATTCAATCTGTTATAGATTCTTTCTAATGTTTCTTCTGACAAATCATTATTCAAGAAAGAGTTTGCAGCATTTTGCATAATTTCAGTAAACGCCTCTGGATCCAAGACTTTAACAAATCCTAATTTAGAATAACCAGTTCCATGTTGATAATACATAAACATAGAAAAGTTTTTGAAAACATCACTGATTCTATTATTATCCATTTTCTGAACTTCCTTATTGGAGTTTACTACTTTTCTTACAGTATAATCTGCTAGTTGTCTAAGATTTTTATAATAATCATCAGCAACAGTTCCTTTAGCTGTAGCTTTATCATTCAACTCTAAAACATTTACATCTTTTGTAAATTTAGCTGGAGCCAATTGAGCCAGTACAGGAAAGTTATCTTTGATGTTTTGGTCTTCAAACTCATTAATTATATCCATAACCATTGTAGTATATGAATACTTAGTAGTACCCATAATAAATGCACGGTTATAACTGTTCATCAATGCTGTTTGAGTAATATATTTATCATAACCCAAATCTTCTGAGCCTGCTTGGAAAGAAAGCTTAAGAAAGTCTTTATTCTTAGCTAAAGATTCTTTAGTGTAAACAGTAGTTAAATATTCTTTCTCTATTGCAAACTTAAGATAAGTTGGAAATGTTGGGAAAGGATTTTCTCCAGCATCAAATGTATCTAAGTTTTTAGCTCTGTTACCTTCTGGAGTATTATTTGAACTCAAGAATATCCTAGCATCAAAATCTTTTCTAGCTTGTTCTAAATTAACTTTTACATCCTTATCTGTAAATGATACTGCAGGACCTGTTGTTACTTCTTTAATTGGTAAGCTGTGAACTGATTCCGGTAGGGTAACCGGGCTTCCATCATTATCAAGAGAGTTAGACTTAGTATTCTGGAAAATGTAATTTACCACTGCATTGTTGTACATGTTAATAAATCTTTCTTTTCCTTTTACACCTGGTCCAAACTTTTGAACAATCATATCTCTAGTTTGGTCTATCTTTTTCTCAACAAACTTTGAGATAGTTTCATTAAGTCTCAATGGAAATAATGGAACTACAAGATCCATAATCAAACCACTCTTATAGAATGAAGAAAGAATAGAATCTTTTCTTAGTCTTTTTAAGAAATCAGAATCAATTTTAGATGTTTCATCAAATAGTTTAAATGCATCATCCCTCTTCTTAATCTGAAGAGTAGTATCCATTAAACCTGTGTCTGGACTAAATGCCATTTCCAATTCATCCATTCCCTTAAATTGTTTTTCTAACTGCAGCATGTGCATTAAAATAGCCAAGTTTTCTATACTAGGATTGCGTCCTCCTCTTACTAAAGATTGTAATCTATCTTTAGAAACTGTAGAAGATCCTGGGAATGCTCTATTCCATAAAGCCTCTGATGCATAATAGAAGTTATCATTATTAGCAATACCACCGGATCTTTTGAATAAAGTTTTTAAACTATCATAGTCTGTATTTTCTTCAAATTCTTTTAACTCAATAATTTGATCTACTGGAAAGTCATTACTATGAAATATTCTTTTTCCAGTAGCTTTTTTTAGAACTTCTTCTCCTTCTGCATCTTTTGTTTTAATGATGTAAACTTTATCTTGATCCTTTTGTTTTAGCATATCAGCTATGTCCATCATTCTGCGGTCATTTGCATAGTTTGCAACCTGCTTAACTATTTTCTTCATTTCTTCACCACCTGCAGAAACAAGAGAAGCAACAGTCTCCCTAAAGGCTGTAGATTTTACTTGATGACTAGGAACAGGTGCTTCTTGAAGTTTAGCCATTGAGCCTCCATAGTACATTTGTTTCTGAATGTAATCTACAATCCAAGGGTTATTGATAAAAGCAAATACTTCTGGTACACTTACTCCAGCTTCAATAAGGTGATTGATTGTACCCAATGCCTCTTTTACAATTTGTAATTTAAATGGAAAAGGATTATTAGCACGGTCAAGCAAACCTTGAAGACCATGAGAAAAAATATCTCCAATCTTTTCACCATCTACATTATTCTGATTAGATAAAGAAATATTTTCATTAAACATAGTTTTATTATGTCTCATACGGATTACAACATCATACTGAGCAGGAATTTCATCATACTTTTTAGTTTCATCATTCCACACAGTGGCATTGTATGATAACGGCATAATAGCTCCTACACTTTTGAATAATGCATGCACTTTGTTTTTCTTGGCCATAATACCAAGCGGCATATTACCAGATAACATTGCTTCATGCTGACTTAAGTTGTAATCATTATCTAATGATCTTGATGGACTCATTACTTCTTTGTCACCATTTATCCTTACAGACTCACCATGTGCATTCTTTTTGTTGTTATACCCTCTAGAATACTTGTCATAGAATTCAACTTCATCTTCTACAAGATATGTATTATTAGGTTTTGTTAAACTTGCATGATTATCCGGTAAGGAGAGTATATCCCGCGTGCTTTTGATTAACTTGTTTTGTGCAGCTTTTTTGTACTGATCAATTAAAGCTTGAGGATTTGGTAACCCTTTTTCTTTTCTTACTTTTTTGCTAACACTATTAGATTCTTTTACCATCTTGGTAAGCTGTTCCAAATTTTCTGCAGGTGCCTTAGTTAAAGTACCATCAGAATTTATATTTGGTAGCATGAAGAAAATCTTATCAACGTCAAAGTCAGATCCAGCTTTTGCAACAATCTCAGTTGGTACAATTACTGTGTTACCTGCACTAGCATCAAGGAAGTGCCATACTTCAGCAAATTCCATAGAGTTAGCAGCATCTGTTGGGATCCTTGGTCCTACAATAGTGATAAGCTCTCTGTTCTTATCTAACCACTCATCATTTTTAATTAACTCATTAAGACGGTCTGTAGTTCCAATAAGTTCTCCATCAGGATGTTTTAAATTAAGAATGTTCAAAAAGTCACCATTCATAGGTATTGCAACTTTCATAGCTGAAGTTGGTTGTCTTGTACCATCTTTATTTAATTTACCTCTAGTATAAAAAGGTAAGTTGTTAGAACCCAGATATTTTCTGATTAATTCATCATTATTTTTAATAGCTTCATCTCTTTGGTAGGCACTGTCCCACACACCGTTATAGAACGTGGATGGAGCTTGAACCATAGATTCTCCCTTTGTCTTCTGTTTTATTATACTTTTTTGAATTCTATTTACAATAACTTTCTCAAGCATGTCTGCCTCCGGGTGAATAGAAAAGTCCATAGATAGCTGATCACTAAGTGTAGTATCCAGAAGTTTAATCAAATGCTCAGGAACTTCTTTAGCTCCTAATTCATCTCTGATAAGTTCAATAAACTTATCTAACTTTCCAACATACTTTTCTGTCTTAGGATCATATTCATAACCTATCTTGTTTAATAAATCCAGAGCTAATGTTTCAGTGTAATCCTTAACATTAGCTTTGTAGTTATTAGCTATTTCAGCATTTGCTTTGTTAATTACATCTCCAACATTGAAGAGACCATCTAATAATAATACACGTTTCTGAGTAGGATAGCTAATTTCTTTCTTAAGTTTGCTTGCAACTTTAGTTACATCCTTAAGATACTCCAAGTAGATAACATTTTTTCTAATTGGTGCATCTGCAGAAACTGTTTTCTGTGTTTCATCACCAAAGATGTTATCAAAGTCTCCAGTCATAGTAAGTGTGGCAACTTTAGAACCAGAACCAAATGCTACATACTGAAGATTTTCCTTCATCATTTTTACATGTAAATTATAAAGCTCTGTACCTTTTACTGCAATAGTTGGAATAATAGGAGCTACTGCAAACTTATGCATTCCTGTTGTTGCTATAGGAGCATTAGCAATTGATCCATAGTAATGAAGTTTGTAAATTGGAAAGAACTCTTTTACTTTTAAAGGATCAACTTGTTCTCCGGCAACAATCTGTTGGTATAATGTTTCTTGCGGAATGGTCCAGCTTTTACCTTGTTTTTTAAGTGTACGGTATGCATCAAATGTCATAAAGGCTGCACCATCAGATTCTGTCATCTTCTTATAGGCCTTAGCATCTTTTGCAAGTCTTCTATCTATTTCTTTCTTTAATGCAGCTTTATCTGTGTATAAAGGGGTTAGGGCAGCTGTATATTGCTCTTTCCAGCTTTCTAACATTTCATCTAGATATACAGACTTTCTTTCTGCATCTGCTATGACACCGGTATTCAATGTACCATTCATAACAAACTTATCTAAGTCAAGACCTGTTTCTTTAGCAAGTTTTTTAGCATAAGTATTCTTGTTGAACACTTTGTTAATGAATTCATGCATGTACTTATCATTGACAAATCCATCACCATCTGATGTAGAACCAGGTGCACGTTTACTTGCTTGTTGTTTGTCATGATTGAACTGAGAAAGATCACCATTGAAAATGTTAAACATTTCAAATTTATGTATCCAGTCATTAAACAAATAAGATTTAAGAACAGTTTTCTTTGATTCATCAGATATATCACCTTTAGTGTCTATACCAGCTTTTTCATAAACCTTATTGTCTACATAAGGCAGATCTTTAAAGTAATCATTATACATTGCTTCTGTTTTCTCAGTGAAATAATCAGCAATGTCTTTTTGAATTTTTAAATAAAGTCCTTGGTTATTTCTGATATGGGTAGGTAAATCTACCAAAGGATCGGATGCTAAAGCATATAAATCTTTTTTGGTTTGATCTCTCAAGATGTTATCAAAAGCAGTGAAGAATTCTCCAGCTCTACCAATTAATTTATCATTCTTATCTTTAATCTCTCTGTTATAACCTTTGATATTTTTAAGATCCTGTGGATTCTGTTTAAAGTATCTGATTCTATCAAACTCTGCAGCAATATAGTCAAGGAAATAACCACCTACAGCAACTATTTCTCCATCACTAATTTGTTCATTTGGTTTAGTTACAAACTTACTGATATCAATGTATAAGCTTTGATCAACACCATTTGTAATACCATTGACAATAACTTTCATTTTACCACCCAGTAACTTGATACCATATGCAGATTTCTTTTCAGCATGGCGGATAAACTCTGCTATACCATTTAAGCTCATAGTATGAAACTCTTGAAAGAATTTACCTAACTTATCTAAGTCAGATGTATTCACTCCTTCCATCTCTGCTATCTGTGTACCTGCAGTTTGTAAAAGCTCTAAAGATCTGGTTCCTTTTCTATCAAAGGTTCCTTGAGCAGTGTCAAACATAGCTCCAAAAATTTTAGATCTTAAAGTAAAGAATGATTTACCTGGTCTCAAGTGTGACATATAACCTAGCTCTGGTTTGCTCCAGAAATCACTAAGATTTTCAACATTGTTTATTGCATCTACAGTAACTGTAACTTGACTATGGTTTACATTTTCAAATACTCTGTTACCGTCCGGTAGCAAAATACCTGGATTAGCAGAATCATATCCATACTGAGATTGCAACTCAGCAATTCTTTTAAGGATATTCTTTTCTGCTACTTCTTTCTTAAAGCTTTTTAGTATTCCTTTTGGAATTTCACCTCTTAGTGTCCCTACTGGATTACTAACAAATTTGTTTAAGAATTCAAGTTGTTGTTCAGTGCTTTTATTTGATTTCTGAATGTCAGAAAAATCTTTTATAATATCATAGATATATGGTAACCCAAAATACTCTGCTCTATCTTCTATATTTTTTTTGATAACTGGTAAAGCATCAAGCTTCATACCTAATGCTGCAGCAAACTCAAATGCTTTAGATGTATCTAACTGACCAGGATATTTCTTATTCTCAAATGCAGTAATTACGTCATCCAGTTTTAAAGTAGATTGGTTATCTGAATTCTTTTCTATGTAATCATTTGCTATACTACTTTTGAAAATTGATTCAAATTTTCTAATAGTACTGTCTACTTCAATAGATGATTGAGTAACATCAGCTTCAAATCCTTTTAATATATTTTCTGATTCCCCTGTAAGGAAGTTTGTTCCCGGCTCGTATTGTGGGAACACAGTGAATTGCCAGTATTTAACTGAAGGTTTTGCAAATGTTTGCCAGAATGAATTACTCACATCTATTTCAAATGTATTAGTAATCAATCTTGGATCTGGGAATTTAGTTTCAATAAGCTGAGCTATTTCTGGAAAGTTTTTTGCTTCTGCCATTAATGTCTCATATGCTTTTTCTCTATCTCTTATACCACCAATTGCTTTAGTAACAATGTTCCAAACCTTTTTAAAATCTGCGCGCTCTTTAAAACCAAGTCTGTTGTATGAAGTATTACCATTACGGTCTACTTTATATAAACTTTTAAGAATGTAGATTACTTCTTTATCAGCTAGTTGCATCAAAGATTTTTTAGTACCCGCTGAACTACCAAATGGTGTTTCAGAATCATGAGTTTCATTTTCTTGATCTTCATCAATCTCATCACCATTCTCATCTAACATATCAAGATCAAGCTCATATTTCTTTTTAGATAAATCAAAATCTGAATTCTCTAAGTGATATGCAATTGTTCCAGTAGCTTCAATACCTTTAATATCCCATTGTGGATCTCCAAAGTTATCTACAGCAGCTTGTAGAATTCTAACATTATCTAACATAAATTCTTGTTCTGCAGACAACATGTAATCAGGAACATCTTTAACTTCAAAATCTGTATACTCTTCAGCTCCTCCAGCTTTGTAATTATCAAACTGAACTTGAGCATCCTCTAAACTAGAAACTACAATTATCCCTACCGGCTTCTTACCTTTCTTAATAGATTTATGTGAATAGAAATCACCAACTATTTTGATACCATGCCAAGACTCACCTCTAACTCTGGTACCTCTACGCATGTTAGCATCAAGATTATCAAAACCATCAATCTGTGATTTAAGGAATACATATTTGTCTTCTCCTTTGTTAGATCTTAATACAGCTACTGCTTCTGATTCAATTGTTTTCTGATTAGGGTCAGAAGATTCTAAAGCTTTAATTTCACTAAAAGGTGTTACACCTTCTTGAGAATGTAATTTTTCTTTAAACTCATCCAACTTATCTTGTAATCTTTCTTTGATTACCTCATACATGAATGCACGGTGGTCTGGATCAATAAGTAAACCAATAGTTCCAGATTTTAAACTATTATAGTTACCAGTTTCTTCAGCTTCTTCAACTCTTTCTCTGTACCAATCATCAACAAAATCAGAAATGATCATGTCCATAGTATCAGAAACTAATCTAGAATCTTGATCACTAAGGGCACTATCACTTGGTCTATTTAACTTGCTGATACCACGGTTCAACATCATAAAGTCAACATTATCTATATTGGCTTTGTATGATCTCACAAATGATTTCTTATTAGAACTATAGTTTAATTTCTCAAACAATTCTCTCACAGCTGGAACATTCATTACATCTGTGATAACTTCAGTTGGATTAATTGCTTTTTTACCAAACAAGCTTCTGATAAAATTCATAATCTTTCTGAAGAGTTTATTTCTTATAGGAGAACCTTTCTTAATGTAATTGCTCTTCATATAAGTTCTAAAGTCTTCAGCTAGTAACTCATCAACTGCCTTATAGTCCATAGACTTATAGGGTTGGTTTCCGCTGGCATCTTTGTAATTAATTACTTCATCATAAAGACTGTATTTTTCTTGGCGGGTAAGAAACAATTGAGAGAAACCATGCCATGCTTCATGGTAAACATCAACCAATGTACCTACACCTTTATTAATTTGAATCTTACCTTTAATATCAGGATTGGCCAATGTAGCACCGCTAACTACAAAGCGCGCAAATACATCTGAGTTAACCAGATTAAATGCATGTTGTAGTTCAATATGTTTTTGTAACTCTTTTCCTAATGCCGTATTGTTCCACCAGTCAAGGACTTTAGCTGTATCTTCTTCACCAATTTCATCAGCCATATATCCTTCACGGTTTAAGCTATCATTCTTAGGTGCTCTAGAACGTAAGCTTCCTTTCTTAGGAGAAGGATTTATTGTTGTTGGGTCTGGCATTTCAGGCTCAACAGTTTTTTGGATTATTTCAACTTCTCTCTGAAGAGGTCCTTCTGCTTTTGGAAATGCTCTATTGATTATATCAGTAACTGTATTAATTTGTTTACCGTTTATGTATCTTGCACCGGCAAATATATCACGTAACTGTTCAGCAGCTTCTCTGGTATATCTTTGACTAATATTAGTATTGATAGCTTGAATAAGGCTTGCAGCATAATAGTATGTATCATACTTTCCTTCCATTCCTTGTTGAGCTAACTGAGCTCTAAACTCTGGAGAAAGAGCGCGATCAGCAATAACTTGTGCCTCAATTTCCATAGGAGATTTATCAGCATTTTCCAATGCTTTTCTTTCTTCTGCTAATTTAATTGATTCCTCAAGGGCCTCTTCAAATGTTTGTGATGCTGCCGCAGAAGCAATTTTAATTTCTTTTTCCACTTTATTCTCTTCATTAAACAACAGGTGCTTATTGTAGAAACCAGGATCTCCGTCAAATAAATCAACGTAACCATCAAGTGTGGATAAAAAATCAATGTAGTTTGCAACTTCAATTTGTTTTGTATTTGAATTGTATACTAAATACTCCTCATCATTCAACAAGTCAGATTTGTATGACATGTAAGTTGCTTTACCATTAGCTCTACCAGATTTGAGAGTGTCACTAAAAGTCTTAATACCGGCATCTAATTTTTCTCTACTAGCCTTATCTAATACAGCTTTAGAAATAACAAAATCAAAAATAGGCTCAGTAACAAATCCATACTTGTCACCTACTTTATCATATAGCTTAATTCTAAATGATTGGTTCACCATATCAGGAATGATCTCATGCTTTCTCATAGTATAAGCAAGCTTGGTTGTACTATCTTCCGGAATAAACTGTGAATAGAAATCTTTTTTAGTTTCAAAAGGAATATTAGGATCAAACATAACTGCAGCAATCTGGTCAGCTACACTGTCTGGCATAGATGATCTGTTTACTTGGAAGTCTGTTCCATTTAAATTAATTACAGCTCTACCCTCTCCAAAGTTACCTTCTGCTTTTTTAAGAGTACGGATACTCTTTAAGTCTTTCTTTGTTGCTCCTGGTATCTTTAGAAAGTCCGATAGGGGAAGTTTGGTAGCTGTAAGATCTGAAGTAACTCCGGCACTAAGACCTGAGAATTCCAACATCATGTCATTACCTAATGCACTTTCTCTTATTTGAAACAATCTCTTAAGTTCTTTCTCTCTATCATCTTTTACTTTCTCAAGATATGTAGGATAGTCTCCGTCAATTTTTTCATCATATGTTAGTTGGGCATAAGTCTCAATTGGCATTAACTGTTCTTCTTTTCCATAGATATCTGTTACTGTATAACCTTTTGAGGTTTGTCTAACATCTCTCATGAATTGATACACTAGAGTTCCATTACCTTTAGTAGTAAGGTTTCCTTCTGTATCAAAATATAAGTTCTGTCCAGCATCATCTGTAATAACAAGTATTACTCTTTTATCACTTTGAGTAACACCTTCTTTATTTCTTCCTGTGCTAGTATAAAAGTTTGAATCCTTAATCTCTTGCTGAGTTGTAGGATCTAAATCATTAAAATTCTGTTGAGCAAATGCATATAAGTTTGTTGCTTTAACTTTTACTTTCTTTCCTTGATATGTAAACTCTCCATCAAATGGATCTTGCATACTTAATACATCACCTAGAATTGCAAGATTAGTAAGGATTTGAGCTCTTGGTTTATCAAGTCTTTCTGAGTAAGTATCAGTTTTTCTAGAAGGATCTACCGGAACAAATGATTGAAGTGTACCAGACATAACCACAGGAGTTTTAAGTCTTGCTTCAACTCTTGGATTTGTTTCTTTTTTCTCATCTTCAGGACCCTCTTCTTCTTCATCAGAAAATTCAAGTGATAGTTGATGTGCAGCCTCTCCTTTTAAATCTTTAGTATCTACAGGTTTTATATATTTCTTAAGTACATTCTGAAATCCTTCACCGTTTGGTTTTGAGAAATCAGCCATCAACCCGTAAATATTTTCTAATCCTTTTACTAAAGGAATCTTATCACTAAATGATTTTGTAATAATTAAATTTATTACACGCGGAGTACTTTGCAACCATTTAGCTGCAGTTTCAGGATCAGCCTTTTTAACTGATTCCTCAAACAACTTCTCCATGAAATCATTTACGTCAAAGGTTTTATCATTTCCTAGTCTATCTTTAATAGCGCGGAATACATACTTGTAAAAATTTTCAAGAGGTAACTGGGTAATTGGACAACTGATCATCTAATTAGCATTTAAAATTATTAAAGAAATCATTTTTTAAATCATCAAGTGATATTGTATCTGCTGATGCTTCATCTTCCCATTTGGCAAGTTGTTCAAAATCAGATAACTGACCATCTGTAACAGCCATACTTTCTGTCAAGTGACCTAATTCTTCTTCAGAAGGAACATATGGTTCATCTTCTTTAGGCATATTATTTATTAATTCTTCACTCATTGCACTATCATTAAAGTCTTTGATACTCATAGTAAAAGTTTTATTATTACCAGGACCAACATTAGATACAGTAACTGTTTTAGCCATAGGGTCAAAACTATCTATTTTAACTCTATATCCTTGAGCAACTTGTTCATCTTTTACCGGTGCTGTAAAGATATAAATTTCTCCGGTTTTTAAAACTATATTTCCTGTTTCATCAAACAATAATGAGGCGCGGGCATCAAGTTGTTCCTTAAGCATATTGTATGATTCTTCACTCAATTTAGGTTTAGCCTTATCAAGTTCAGCATACAATTCAAGAATCTGCTCAAATGTATCTTCCTTAATGGAATCTTCTATGTTTTCATCTTCTATTGCTGTTTCTTGAACAGGTTCAATAGTGTTTGTTTCTGTGACATTTTTGCCTGGCTTTCTTTGCTTTTGACTTTCAGTTTGTTTAACTGTTCTTTTGGCAGGCTCATTAGCACTAACTTCTGTAAATTGTTCATTGTATCCTTCATATAAAAGTGTATTAATAATTTCAAGATTATCTAATCCTTTAGCATAAATTTCATCTGACTGTCTAGTGTATAATTTAGTCATGCTAATTATAGCATCTGTCACCCATAAATCTACAGCTAGTCTTTCTGAATCATTTAGTTCTTGTTTACTATAGAGTTTACTTAAACCAGATTCAACAGTTTCATTCCAGTTTTTATTGTACACTCCTTCAAGAAGTTCAAGTTTTTGATGAGCTGCAGGATCATTAGCTTTTAGATTATTCATTGTTTCTGCATAATCAACATCTTCTAGTTCCTCAACTTCAGTTATGAAATCAGTTTTATTTCTTTCAATTTCAACAGCAACAAGTAATCTTTCATTTTTAATAACTTGTTCTGGTTTATTTTCCGGACTTAAACCAATTACATTACCTGACTCATTTACTCTAATCTCATATGTAGTACCATCAACAGTAACAGAATTTTCACTATTGATTGTAACATCATACTTAGGTGTATAGAACTCTCCTTCAAAGTAGTCAATACCAAGATCACTTAAATTTTCTGAAGCTGTAGTATCTAATTCAATAACAGTAGATTCTGACTCAAGTACATATCTTACACCCTCTTTATTTACTGTGTAAGGCTTACCATTATAATATACTGTTTTACCTATGGCATCTTCTATTGTTACTACTGCTTTCCTTATAGGGGCAGTTGATGATTTACCGCTTGGTTTTGCCTGACCAGCATTGGCAAGTTTGTTCATAAAGTCATCAACAAACTCTCTTTCTTCTTCAGGGATTGAAACTTCTTTTTTAACAGTAAGCTTTGGTCTTTTACTACCTGGCACTCTTCTTACAGGAATAAGTTTTTGCATGAAATCTTCAATACTTATGTTTTCATAAACATTGGTTCCTTCTTTCTTAACCTGAATCATGTTTGTAGGATCTAATCCAATTGTGTAAGCTTCACTGCCTTCATCTCCAATAACTTCTTCACCCGTAAACATAGATGGATTAGTTGGTTTACCTGCAGATACAATATAACCTTTACTATCAAAGCCAATCTCAATAGGTAAAATTTTAACTCCAAATTGTTGACCAGACATGTCTTCTGCAAGATTTGCATATCCCACTTGTTGTAAAGTATTTTCTAACTGTTTCTTAAATGAATCAGTTCCTATAGTTTTATAGTTAAACCATTTTCTTACTTTACCTGTTTTTAAATCTACAATAAATTTGTTTCCTTTACGGTCAACAATGATCATATCAATTTCACCAGCTACCGGTGGAAGTTTTTTACCATCAGCATCTACTAAATCATTAGCATGTACAATAAGATTTTTGGTAAAAATATAGATCTCACCAGCATCAGCTCTTCTTTTAAGCTCAGTAAGGTAACCTGTTTCATCATCAAACAAAGCGTCATATGCTTCTTTGCTCATCTTCTTAGGATCCCACTTAGGTTTTACAGAAGTTGCTGTATCAAGATAATCTTTAAGCATAGGGTCAATTATGTTACCCGCATCTCTAGATTCTTCATATGCATTTTCCTTAACAGTATTTAAGATAAAAGACTTAATATTGTCTGATGTCATTTCAAATGGCTCATCAAACTTACCAGCCTCTTCATCTTTGATAGCTTGTTCTAATTCTACTTTCTGTTTCTGCAAGCTTGCAAGACGGTCTTTATCTTTTACTGAAGCTAATTTATTTTCAATATCACTTAACTGAGATTTTAGTTTAGAAATATATCTCTGAATCTTTTTAGACTTAGTGCCATCTGTTTTAATTAATGTTTCTAACTCATCTCTTACTACATCTACTGTATAATTATTTGTATTTACACCAGGTAAGTCAGCAGCTACTAAAGCTTCTATGAACTCATTAATCAAATCTTGGTCTAATTCTCTATCCTCAGCAAGCGCTGCACCAATAGTCTCATCATAAAGATCCATAAGATCTTTTTCTCCAGTGTATCCATAAGTGTCATGACCAGCTTTAATTCTGTTTGACATTCTTTCATGTACCTCACCATCTATAATGTAGTTTCTTTTAGTCTGAACAATATCTTCTTTTCCAGCAAATAGCTCTTGTACTTCCTGGATGGATTTCTTCATTGCTTCAGGTCTAGCGGACTCAACTCCTTCCTTAACTGCCTTATCAAATTCTGCTCTAGCATCATCTATAAGATCATCATACTTAGTATTGATTTCATCTACCGCTTCTGTGTAATCCTTATAGGGTTGTGTTTCCTCATAGTTAGGAATCCCCTCCATTGCTGTTCCATCTACAAATGATTGAAGAACTTCTATTCTTTTTTCTAGTAATGGTTTAAGAATTAATACATTAGAGGCAGCTTCCATAGCTTCTTCTTCTTCAGCATCAGTAAACTTTTCAGCTAAGTCAGCCATTTCATTTACAGAATCTTCATCACTAAACAAATCTTCTTTGGCCATGTTATACTCTTGTGGAGTAAACATGTCATTTTCTGTAGCAAGATCAAATACTGCTTCTATCTCAAGATGATTATCTGAATCTAATTGTTTAATTGCTTTTTTGACAAGTTCTAATTCCTCAGCTGCTTCCTCCGGTGTCATGTCAGCATCAAACATAGCTTTATCACGCATCTCATCAATCTCTTCTTGAGTATAACCCAATAGATCTTTTAAGCTTTGGTCATATTGATTTTTGACAGTTTCTAATTCACCTTCTCTTTGATTGTTATAATTATCAATTGTTCTTTCAAGCTTCTGCTCTTCTGTACTTTTTGGTCTAGGAGCATTAGTTGTCTCAGCATTTTTAGCTAGATCAAAATACTCAATATACTTATCATAGATGTAACTGTCTTTATTGATAATTCTTTTGTTTACTTGATCAACAAAGTATGTAGGTAACTTAGAATTATCTTGGCACCATTCAGCAAACTCTTCTAAGTCAACATAAATTCCTTTTTCAGCTAATTCTTCAAGAAGTGTATTTCTTTGAATAGCTGTCATAGAATTATTAATCAACTCATCATAATGGTCTTGTCTGTTATTATACAGCTTCTTCATCCATTCAAAGTTTCTTTGAACATGTTCATAGAAATCTTCTGGACTATTAAGAATATTTATGAATTTATTAAGACGCATGTTCTCATCTCTAAGAAGATGTGTATCAGCCAGTATTTCAAAAATATCATCAAATCCTCCGGCATCATCTAATTGTCTACCAAGGTTTGCTTTATTTTCTTCTGAACCTGCAAGAGTATCTAACAAATCTCTAAAACTTGTTTTATAACTTTCAAAAGGATGTAATCCTTCATCTTCAAATTCTTTTGTAACCTGGTCAACAGCTTTGACTTGTGCCTCATTAGCAGAAATACCCTCAGTTTGCATTATGCTCATTTGAGCATTCATGATTCTTTTAAAGAAATCTACAGTAACACCTGATTGTTCTTTCTGAAAATTTGTTAATTTATCAAGAAGATCTTTTTGTTTTTCATATTGTTCTTTAGCTTCTGGTGTTGCAGCATTTTTAGAAAGTTCAATCTCTGTACGGAGCATTGCTATTTCCTTAGTCAATCTTGCAGGATCAGTAATAGTTGCAATCTCTGAAAATCTTGAATTTTGTATTACAGGAATAGATGATAATTTACTATACATCTGATCTAACCTTTCAGCATTATTGTCAAATGCAGATCCCATGAATACTAAATTGTCAATACCTGCAAGGTAGGCTTCATTATACACTTCAGCCATTTCTTTCTCCGGAGTATCATCCTTAAAGTTTGCAGGATTTACAACATGTGGAAATTTATTTTTAGTATACTGCCATCTAGCAGCAATTGTTTTAGCATTAGCAATAGACTTATCAATATTCAATAGAGCTTTTTGACCTTGTCCTGGTTGCAATCTCCATGCTTGTTCTAACTCTTCTGGAGTAGCTTGTTTGTATCCTTCATAGTTCTTAAGAAACATATCAAATGTTCCTGTTCTTAAAGATGTTCTTACAGCAGATTGAAAAGCTGCAAAGCTAGTATCTTTTGCTTCTTTAGTTGTAGCGCCTTCAGGATCATCAGCAACTTTACCAGCAAGCATTTGTGTTGTATAGTTAGTAAGTCTTGGATCAAAAAAGTTTTTGGCTCCTTTATCCATTGTGTTTAATGCATCAACAATTGTATCAACCTCATCTTGTCTCTTTTGAATATACTCATCATAGTTATTACGGTGTTTGAAATACTTATTATACCCAACACTCATAAAATCTTTGACACCTCCAGGAATTCCAAGGATAGAACCCATTGCAAAACCTGAAGCAAATGTTTCAAGACCTTGTGCACTAATTTGTTTTTTCATGGCTCCGTTAAGAGTAGCCATAGAATATTCAAAATTTTGACGGTCTTTGTTTTTAAAACTATTTATGTAATAATTCTCTGTTGCATCTGATAAAACATCCTGTGCTGTTTCTTGAAAACCTTCTACAAGGTTAGCTTTGAAATAATTCAATGCTGTCTTACCATATGCTGCTGGTTTAGTAAATGCTTTTACTGCATTTCTAAGAGAAACTTTTTCAGCTGAATAGGCTAGTTCAGAAGCAACTTTTTTAGCTGGATCATATACTAATTGAAAAGGTCCAACTTTACCAACTGTTTTGCTGAATGTTGGAAGCCCTTTCATAAAACCTGCTCTTGCAATAGATGGAAAAGCAATGTTATTACTATAGTGTACAAGCAAAGTATTCTTCCAAGTGTTTTGATAACCTGCTACCTTTGCTTGTTTACGCATATCTTTTTGAAGCTCATCACTTGGAGCTACACCATACTTTTCATAGTACTTATTATAAAGTTCATCAAAAACTCTTTGTTCAGTAAAACCTCCTTCCAGTCTTCCTTCAGATAATGCAGCATTCATGTTTTTTACATCATGCCATAATGCTCCTACAGTTCTTGCACTTCTTGCAAGGTTACTAAGATCATCAGGATTTTTAAAAACATATTTCATTGCAGCCTCTGAAGTATTGCTGATAGGGTTTATGAAGTTACCCATAGATTTACCAGCATTTCCAAAAAGGTTTCTTACTTCAGATATCTTTTCAAACTTTTTAAGATTCATGGTCATCTTACCAAGATTCTTACTCATATTAAATAAAGTACCTGGTAATTTTAGTAATGATCCAAAACCCTCAGCAAGTCCTCCTATAACCGCACCTGGAGCAGCACCAACACCTTCTCCACCTACTGCACCTACTGCAGCACCAATAAGAGCTCCTTCAACTACACTTTCTGCAAGTATACCAACTGAGTATGCGGCTGAGTTCTGTAAGTTAATCATGAACCCGCCTATACCACCCTTAGTGGAATAACCAATAGCATTATACTCTTCATAGTCTCTAGCTTCTGCTATATCTTGACCAATGTCAGCTTGTCCAAGTAACTTGCCATATGAATGTAATGGTGCCATGAAACCAAGTTTCATCATAGGCCAAGCAGCCTGTGTAGCCATACGCTTCCAATCATCATACATAGTAGTGTTAGCATTGAACCAAGTCTCATTATCTATCTCAGGACTGAATCCAATCTTATCATAAGTCTCTTGACCATATGCTTTGTATCTAGCTTTGTGTGCCCCTTTAGGGGAAGCATCATACCCATAGATTTTACTATAGGCATTGTTGTCTACATTAGTACTAATTCTAGCTTTAGTCTTTTGAAAAAGAGCATCAATCCCATCAAATTTTGGAGACTCAGTAGATTGAACACTCTTAGGATGATAAGGTGCTGAACCTGATGTACCATCCTTTACTCTTAAAGCAGGATTGTCTACATTAGCTCTTGTGTTAAGATTATTAATATCAAATGTTGGAGCAACAATTGGACGGTATAAATTAACTCCAATTTCTGCTGGAGCTATGAATTCACTTTTTTGAGTCAAGTTTTTTACACCTTCTTCTGGTACATTAGTTTCTTCTGCCATTGGTATTAATATTTAAAGCCTGACCACTCTGGTTTTTTATAATATGTCTTAACATTTGCAAGTGCTTTTTGATTTCCTGTAGATTGAAATTTTCTAAACTGTTGCATGTTATGTTCATTTATTGTTTGAATAGTATTGAATATTTCATCTTGACTAGCATCAATCATATTTCCTGATTTTTGAAAAGGCATGTAATCTTTTTTAATTGTTACAGTTCCATCATCATTAATCCAATTACCTGAAAAAGATATTGCATAATCTACACCAGGAACATTTTTAACTTTAGCAATAGTATATTTTCCTGCACCTCCACCATGTTGATATTGCATTTGCCCAGAAGCATTAAGTATCTGTTCTGTTGGAGTAAGTTCATTCTCATTAATAAAGTCATTTGTCCATGCACTCTTTGGAGCAATAAAGCTAATACCGTTCTTTCTAATTTCTTTAATCTTAGCCCAATCAACTGCACCAGCATCATCTTTAATATATTTTTTCAAAACATCTTGAGGTGGAACAATAATTAAAGCTCTAAGATTTGGATCTTCCAAAGCTACACTAGATCTTGCAATTTTAAAAGGAGCTGTTTTATTTTTTCCAGATGACATTTGCATTTCTCTAAGCATTGCTTTCATTTCTGCAGCATCTAAAGTTTTTTCATTAGCTGCATATTTAGTTAAACCACCATAAGTAACTGCATATTTTTCAGGATTTTGAGTAAATCTAATTCTGTTAATATCCGCCATACCTTGTTGAAAAGCAGTGAACCCTCCCCATCCTGGTTTACTTAAAATAACATCTTGAGCAGTAACATCATTTGTACCTAAAGCATATCTTCCATCTTTAGTTCTTACAATACCAGCAAAACTTTTAATACCTTCTGGACCTGTTTGATTAACAGCTTTTAAATAACCACCTGATAAAGTTTGATATAGGTTTTCTAAATCTATACCTGATCTTTTACTAAATGATGACACAGGTGAAGTACCTGAACCAGCACCAACATATGTTCCAACAGTACTTGTACCACTTGCAGACCATCTTTTATATTGAGTTTTATAACCTAGTTCTTTATCAATAAGTACAGCAAATTCATCATAGTTAAACTTAGCATGTGTTTTATTATATTTATTGTATGCATCAGCAATCTTAGCTTTAGTTTCTGGTTTGAGCCAAGCAAAAGATTCATTAGCAGTTAATGTTTTAACTAATTGTTTATTAATCTTAGTTTGATTTTCTTTGTTGATTATGTTTGCTTGGTCTCTATAAATAACATATTTTTGAATTTGCATACCACTTTTATCATCATGATATGCATCAGCAATCCCATCACCTGTATTTTTAGAAGCCCATCCGTCCATAAACTTTTTAAGTTTAATAACCTGATTGGTTTTTGTAAAGTTAAGAACAAACTTATCATTATTATTTTGATACTCATTCCATAGTTTATAGATTAACTTCTTACCATCTTTAGTACCATATTTTGTTTTGGCTTCTTTGCTGTTTGGATCTAACCATGATAAAGCTTCCCAAGCATCTTTATTTGATATTGCATTATTATCAGCTAATTGTTTTAGTCTAAGCAGGTTATTACCAATATATGTTCCTGTTAAATTAGAAACAGTTTCATTATATGTATTGGCATTATGAGCCATTTTATTTATCTCATCACCAAATTGACCTGATGTAGAACCTAAAGTAATAGTATGAGGTGCTCCATCATTTTCTTGCATCTGGCCGTTTTTATCATACCAAATTGTACCATCTGCAAGACCCTGTTTAATTCTATTATTTTCTATATCATATGCAGCTTTTAACTTCATCTCATCTTTTTTAAGTTGATGAGTATAGTCAATTCTTGCAAGAGCATTCTGATGTCTCATGTTCTCCAACCCTACAGGATTAGCAGACTTTTCAAGAACATAGTCTTTGTAAGCATATATATCAGCGGCACCAATAATATCTTGCTCAGCTAATATAGAAGCAGTACCTGCATCTACTTTTAATCTAGCAAGTTCCATATTACTAAAGTCAAGTACATTAGGGTCTCCTGTAACACCTGATGTAGCAATTGTATTATTTTTACCACCATTGATATCTTTATCAAGTTTTTCAGCATGATCAGCTACTGTCTCATCAATAGCCAATGCTTTATTCAAACTTTCAAAATAAGATTCTGTAAAAGGACTAGATTCATTACTTGCTTGTGCTTGCTCAGCTGCTTTTGCTTTATTCTTATTTACATCAACAGCTTCTTTTGATTCAATCTTTTTACTAGCAGTATAGTTTTGTAAGAACTTGTATTGGTCTCTTAAGTATTCTTTCTCAGCTTCATCTTTGTTACCATTAAACTTAGTAGCATATTGTTCTGCATAGTCTTTTCTTTTTACATAGGATTGCGTAGCATATACGGCCTGTAGGGCAGGATCATTTGCATACGCGCTCATAAATAGATTTTGTAATGGAGACATTAGAGCTTGTCCATTCTTCTCTCTAACAAAGTACATTCCAGAAGCATCTACATCTTTTATATCAACAGATAAACCAGTTTCTTTTGCAAGCTTTAAATACTTCTCCATTGCATTAACATATGGTGTGTAACTTGCATTACCCATATTTAATGTTTCCTCCAATGTTGCATTTTTAAATTCTTCTCTGCGGTACTGCATATCTTTTATTCCAGTATCCCAGTATTGCCCACGCATTTTTTCATCTTGAGAATTCTTAAGATTTAATGCATGACTTAGTTTAGTAGTATAATTTTTAGTCCAAGCCATATCTTTCATCAAGTATTTATCCTCATAGAAAGGTCTAAATACTTGAGTAGCTTGATCAACATTTTGTTGTAAAGACAAATCTAATCCTGTAACTCTTTTTAAGTTAAAGTCAATTTGTTTTAAAACATCATCTTTCTTTTTAATATTTAAGTCATGAGTTAAATCAGCATTATGCAAATCTGCATAAAGATTATTCAATGACTTCCAGTTGGAATCATATTGTGTTTGCTTAGTCTGCATGGCAGAACCATAGAAATTCAGGTCCGGTTGGAACGGCTGATAATCTGGTATATAATCTGTAACACCCTGAAGATAAGTAGCCATAATTAAATATATTTAAATGTTGTTTTATTAATTCTTTTACCTGATAATTTTCGGCTTAAAGAACTTTTTTTAATATTTAGTAATTCACATACTTCAGATAAAGAACTATAGACAATTTCTGTTGTGGTATCTAAGACTTTTTTACCTCTTTTCATTCTATGTATTTCTTTAAAGTTTACAAGTTTTCTTGACTTTTCTAAAATTTCTTTATGCTCTATTGATAAAGTTCTTTCTTTAAGTTTTTGAATACATAAAGCAGATGGCTTTTTACCTTTATTAGTTTGTCTTAATTTTTCTTTTGTTTCTTCTGAATGAATAGAGCAACCATTAGGATCTGTTGGTTTTAGATTATAACCAATTAATCTATCTAAACAATTAAATTTATTAACCCAATAATGTTCTTTATCATGTAAATCAAAAACACTACATTTTTCAATTATTTCAAAAACAAAACTTTTCTCACCATATTTGATCCACGCTTTTTGCAAATATATATTTGAATGCGTACCTTTTCTTAAATTGTAAATATGATCATTTATTCTTGTTCTTATATTAGAAGCACATCCAACATATAACTTATTACTAATTAGATTAGTAATTTTATATATTCCAGAAATTGATTGTAAATACGTTGCCATAATTAATCTTTGATGTAAAAATATTAAAATTTTTAAAGTTTAATAAACTTCAAAAGTTTACATAATAAATGGGTAGGTGATATCTCCATAAGTAAATCCTCCTTTTTTCATCTGACCACCTTTCTTACCATACTGTTGTTTTAGTATTTCTTTTTTATTATCAGAAGTAGTTGTAGAACCTTGAGAATTAAATGCATTCTTAGCTGCATCAACAGCTGCTGATTCAGTCATACCCTGGTCTTTATAATACTGTAACCATTGATCATATGTTTTTTCTGTACTAGATTTTTCACGTGTAAGTTCACGTCCTTGAGTAAAGTGCATGAATCCACCAGTACCTGGGCTTACAGCAAACTGTGGATACAATTGATTAAGAGCATCTGTCTTAGATCTATTTGTCATTGCATTAGTATACTGATTTCTCAAATTATTTCTCATAGCCAATTTAGCATTATCAAACTGTTGATTTGCTATTGTATTCTGATCATATACTCTTTGAGCAGCCGCCTGATTCATTCCTTGTTCTTGGTTTCTAATGTTTGTTACTTGTCCTTCAAATTGATTTGCAAGATTAACATTAGCATTATTATATCTAGATAAAGTATCTGCTGCTTGTTTACTAGCTTGACCTTGAATAGATGATGCTCTAGAAGACATTGCTTGTGGTCCAGCAAACTGTGCTAACCCTTGAGTCTGAATGTTTGCTTGTTCTGCATTAGCAGCAAGTTCTCTTGTAGGATCCAAGAAAGTAGGACGCGGAGTTTCTAGGTCTACCCTAGGGGCCCACGGCATATACTTCTTAAGTCCCATCATATCTCCAAATGCTCCTGCAGTTTTAATTGTATCTTGTAACCACCATTCAGCTGGCTTGTTTACATCATATGGTACATCTTCCTCACATGGATTACATTGTCCTGTATTAGGATCTCTACCTACATAGATTATTCCTGTAGATGTTTGACATGGACATTCTTGTTTTTTTGTATCAGTTTTAGCTTCTACATTTTCAATATCATATTTATCCAGTCCTGCTCCGGCCAACTGACCTGCGGTAGTATTACCATAAGTTCCTTTTTCAGGCATGTAAAAATCATCAATAGGAGAAATCTGTACACCTTTAGTACTAAACAATCCATTAGACATACCAGCTTCATCATTAACTCCTACTTGGAGATTACCTAAGAAGTTACGTGTTTTATACTGAAGATCTTTATCATACTTACTTCTATTCTCAGACATGTGTGTATAACCATGGAAAGTAGCTTGTTGTAAAGCTCTAGACTTTTCATCTTTATCTAAAGGTACACCAAGTTTACCAGATACTTCATCAATTGAAACATCAATAACTTTTCCTTCTTTATCTTTATATCCAGCACGTCCACCACCGTAAGTAGTACGCATGTAATCTTTAACAGCTTTAGCTTCTTCTAAATCTTTTACTGGTGCACCTGTCTTAGGGTTAATAGCTTTTCTTTTTAAGATTTCTTCTGCGCTGGCAAGACCTTGTCCACTATCTGTAAATAATTTCGGATCAATGTTTTGACCCATAAAAGATAAGTTTCTTTTTTGATGTGTTAAAAATTGATTTACAACTTCTTGACATTCAGGCATTTTATGTCCTCTTTGTTCCCAAGTTTTACCTTTAGCTCCAGATTTACTTACATAAGATCTAGGATCTTTTAAGGAAGCTTGAGTTTCTTCACAAAGTTTTTTAGCAACATCAGGATCTTTCAAACTATTTTCAAGAAGTTTGTATTGAGCAGCTGCAGCAACAGCATTTGGACCAGTACCAAATGTTTTCATGTCAATACCTTCAACATCTGTAGCTTTATCTTTTGAATACTTTAATGTACCTAAGCTTTTACCATTTTCAATAACAGTAATTTTCTTATCTGGATTAGCTATTCTAGCATCATAATAAGCTCTGTCTTTTTGATCTTGAGTCATACCAGTTACATCAACCTGTACACCTTCTTGAGCTTTTGGTAAATTTCCACCTTCTTCAAAGAAACGTGAAGCACCTCTTAGTTCTTTCTCACGTCCTTGGTAATTTTGTGGATTAGCACCCATAGCCATACCATATGCAGCTTCAGGCATTGATCCTGTAAATACAGCAATATCTTCTGGCATCCAACCACCATCTTGAAAAGCAAATGATTTGTTTTGAGACATTACACCTCCAGTTTGCATTTCCATTTGATCAGGCATCATACCAGCAGCCTCATCTTGCATTGGTTCTGGTTGTGCAATAGGACGGTCACTATTAATCATTTGTGCTTCCTCAGCTTCATCACCATACTGTTCATCTTGTTCTTCAGTAGGTGAAGCCATAGTATCTGCACTTCTTTGATTATTGGAAGCTTGTTGATCCAACTGTTTAACAGTCTCTGTAATTTGTTGATCAGGAAGCACATCCTCATCTTTAATACCCATTGCTTCCATATAAGGTCTAGCAACAGCTGGTATTCCTTGAGGGAATCCTTTTTTAGATTCTTGAGCTAATGCAAGAGCTCCTAACTTAAGAGTATAGTTCTTAAGCATTAACTCTGCAGTTTTTCTATCTAATGCATCTGTGTTAGGATCCTGTAAGATCTTTCTATATTTTTCAATGTCATACTGCTTAGCTAAATCAGCCGGAGTATAGGAACCACTCTTTTTACCAAACACAGCTAAGAACTGTGGCTCCTTTACTTTCATTGATTTTGTATCACTGAAGATAAATGTATCATCTGGTAACTTTAATGGTACACCACCTGCAGAGTGTCTTGGACCTTTGATAGTTTTATGTTCTGGCATTCCATCTCCATTGATGTCACCATAAACAGTTTCACCTCCTTCAGCTTCTAGATTAGCTTCTTCTCTTGGAACAGCAGTAATGTATTTACTTGCTTGAAGTTTTGGTTCACCTATATAAGCATTATAGTCAGCTCCACCACCCATAGCAGGCACGTCATTATATAATGAACCTTGTACTTGAAAGCCTGTCTTTGCTTGCGGCAGTCTTTTGATTCTTACTTTCTTTAACATGTTGTAAAATTATATGTATTCAATTTCTCCACCATTGGCCATGAAGTTTTTAATGTCATCTTCTGTCATGTAAACTTCATCACCTTCATCATAATCTGATTCACCACCGTCTTGCATGTAACCACCATATTTACCATATGATGAATAACCACTTGTATCTTGACCGGTGTCACCAGGATTATACATACCAGCCATAGAACCTAAGTCATTCCATTGACCTTTCATCATGCCTGCTTGAGAAGCATAAAGATTATTAGATGTTTGATTGTCATACATCTGTCTTTCTCTTCTCTTCTCATCTTTTCTATTCAATAGTCCTGTTATACCTCTGACACCAGCATTAAAAACATTTACACCAGCTTCTGGATCTACAGTCTTACTTCTATCATTGCGGACATCAACACCAACATAAGTCATTTGTCCTGCATTGTAACATTTACTAGTAGGATCTTTCTTTTGTTCTTCTGTACATTCAGACAAGTCATTTCCTAACGGTTCAGTTACATAAGAAGGATTATTACTATTGTATGCAGCAGCTTCTTTATTAACTGGTGCAGGTTGACTGAAAGATTGTTGCTGACCCCATACAGTATTTGGGCCTTGATTAACCTGCCCTATAAGACCTGGCTGATTAGTTAATGTAAGTTCTGTATTACCAGGTGCCGGTTGAGGAAGATTAGGATTATTAATGGTTAATCCTCCTTGTGCTTTAGGCATGTAACTATCTAGTGCTCCTCCATACGCGTATTCAACATCTTTAAAGTCTGGATCTCTATCTAGTCTTCTAGTGTTTCTATTCATGAATCTCTCACCTCTTCTGATAGCCATCTTAGCTTTCATACTTAAATCATCAAAGTCTTCATAGTTATGCTTTATCTTTTCTCCATGTGGATTATCCAATAGGGGAAGATCTGCATACCCTCTGGAGTTTCTCTCTGGGAATATTAATGTGTTGCCGTCAGCTGTTATTTCACCATTAGCTTCAGCATCTTGCATAGCATAAATATCAGTGTATCTCTTTGGTCTTCCAAAGATACCTCTCTTAGTAACTTGTCTAGCAACAGGTGTTAATCCAGCAAATGGACCTGTGTACTCAGTATTAGTTCCATAGTTATATGGTTTGCTAATTGGTACATCAACATTTGAAGATTCCATTATAGCATTCCATGGTGTTAAGCTTCTTGCCCATGTACCAGGAGTACTATTGTATCTTGGAACATAATTAATTCTAGCTTTAGGAATTGCATCAGCTTTTACTTCTTCTCCTTCTTCAGCTTTTCTTAAGTTTCCTGTAGAATATCCATAAGCTGCTTCAGGTAAAAAGTCTGCTTCATAGTAATTAGGATCTTCTTGAAATCCTTGATCACCACCACCAAGAAATCTAAACAATGGATCTTGACCACCCGTCATACCACCAACTTGAAACTGTTGTCCCATTGCTAGTTGCTGCATACTAGGATCATTAGACTTTCTTAACTTGTCATACATCTCTTCTGTTTTGACAGTATTAGCCTTAGTCTTAATAGCACTTAAGAAATTGTTTTTATGTTTTTGAACATCTTCAGTAAGTGTATCCATAGGATTACCTTTACCCAATGTTGGATCTTCTTGTTCTGTATTATCTCCTCCTTCTTGTTTTTTCAAAAGAGACATTACATTTTTAACAAACTGTTTTTTCTTAACCATGCCACCAACTCTTTGTGATTCAAGTTGTGGTAACATGTCTTCATCAGTTTGTTCAGATTGTAATGCATCCATATTATTCCATTGGATATTTTGATAATCCGGAATATATTCTGATAAACTTGGAAAGTTTAAACCAGGTTGGATACCCGGTGTTTTGCTAATAAGTTCTTGAAAATTAAATGGTTCAGCAGTATTATCCTTAACTTCAGAATACTGATCCATCATACTATTTTGAGCATCATAGTCATCTTCAGTATAACCTCCCATTTGCATGTAAGATCTATCTTGAACATACTCTTCTTCTGCATCAGCTGCATCTTGATCTTCTTCAAACATTGACTGATCCTCTTGTTGTTGTTCAACAGCAGCAGGCTCTTCTTCAACTGCCTGAGCTTCTTCTTGATTAGGATTTTCTTTTTCTCTTTTGTAATCAGGATTAATGATACCATCATCTACAAGTTTATCCATAAGAGATGTAATCATCTGATATGCAACTTGTTCTGGTAGACCATTACTAACAAGGTCAGTATACACCTTATCAGGTGCTACCTCATTTGATAACTGTTGTTCAGCATACTGATAGTATGCTTGAACCATTTCCTCTTGAGATTGTCCTTGAGGTTCTTCAGACTGTACTTCTTGTCCCATCTGAGCTTTGTTCAAGAACATAGCTGTCTTGTTATAATATCCTGCAGTTTCTCCAGGACCAGCTTTACGTATTCTTACTTTTGCCATAATAGTCTATATATCTAAATATACTAATTTTTAATTTAATGAATAAACTTATTTAGTTTACTTAAATCACCACCTTGTTGTCTTCTAATAATAATGTGTGGTTCATCTGTTCCATATCCATGAGCATTAGTTGGTGGAGGAGGATTTACAAATTCAGATTTAGGAATTCCAGCTTCATTGTATTGTTTAGCTTGACTGTTCCAATAATCTTCAGCTCTTTTACGGTTAATAATTTCTCCAGTAAATGGATCAGGAAGTTTTGTATTAACAAAATGTTGATCTGTAAATACTGCACCTTTTGTATCTTTAACTGCATGATGAACTCCTCTATATAATGCTTCACCATATCTGTTTTCATTATTTTCTTGAAGACGTTTAACAGTTTCTTTTGCTTTTGCTTTTGCTTGTCTTTTAAAATGTTTTAAAACAATAGGATTTGTTTTATCAGATTCATTTGTTATTGTTGCTATAAGTTTTTCAATTTCTTCATTTTCTAAAAAATCTTGTGCTTCATCCCAATTTTCAAATTTACTATGCTTTAAATTGTAGGGGTGAAATTTATAATTTACTCCGGTACTACCAATTTTATAACCTTGTGTTCCTTCATGAGTTTTTGCTTTATATGCGTTTAAGGTACCAATAATATTTCCATCACCATCTACTAAATTTTTCTGACCATGAGAGTTTGAAATAATAGAAGCTTTTTCAATTTTATTTGGTTTGAGTCCCTGGGCTTTTAATTCATCTGCATATTCTGTTCTAAGCCATTTTGTTCCTTTGTAATCTTCAAGTTGTCTTGTAAGATTTTCTTTTAACTCACCGTCTCCTAATTTAGAAATAGCTGTTTCATAACTTGAAATTAATCCGTCAAGTTCTTCAGTTTTAGCAATAAGTTTATTATCCTTAAGTTTATGAATTATAGGTTCTTGAACTTGACTATAATTTACTGTACCTGTTGTATTTGACATTGAATAAGTATACATTGTATCTTCAATCTTATTTACAACATCTTTAGATAAACCTGCTTGATGAAGTTCAGTTTGGTTTTTTAATAATGGTGAAATCTCACCAGTTCTACGATTAAAAACAGGAAGGTTAGGATTTGGTACACCATGTTCTAAAACATATCTTACATCATCATATACTTGATTATTAAAAACATTTATTAATAAATCACTAGTTGCATATCTATCTATAAATCCCTCTAGGTCATCCAGTGAATATCCATAATTATCAACTAATAACTTTTGTATAGCTTCTCTTTCTTCTGGGGTAGTTGCCCAACTTTCACTAAGTTTATAAATTTCAGAATTTGGTTTTGCTGAACCTGTATAAACTACATCTTTTGGAATCTTACTTATTCTTGTAGCTTCAGATATAAAAAACTTTTTCTGTTTTGAATCTATAGGCATATCTCTTATTTCACCTCTTAACGCATTCATTAAATCAGAAGCAGTTGTTGAATTAATTGCTTGATCTTGAACAAGCCTTCTAACTTCATTAACTACATTTAATGGATTATCATGTACAGAAAGAGTTTCTGCTATTGTATATGGAGTACCAGGAACTGTATTACTGTTAATAATTCGCGAAGTTCTTCTTGGAATTGTATGTGGTGATGTTCTATCTCCTTGTAAAGCAAAAAATGGATTAGGTTCTGCAATAGGTTGTATTTGTTGATTATCTGTAATGTCAATTACACCTCTAGAATTTCTACGTGGTCTGGTTAAATCAATCTGGCCTGCTGGTGCGGCAGATGTTCTATTATTTATTTCTGTTCTTAGTTTTCTTACTTGGTTATTTACTTCTTCAGCTCTTGCTATTTGTTCAGGTGTTTTTGGTTTGTTAGATGAATTAAATAAAAGATCAACTGCTTCAGCATTAAGACGGTCAAGATCAGCACGTAATTGATAAAGATCTTTACTTGATATACCATTAACAGTAGAAGGTGTTGTTGAGTTAATATATCCAGGTTGGTTTCTAAAAGCAAGTATATCATTCAATCCTGGGGTAGATGTAAGTTGTTGAATTCTTTTTTGTCTTGCTCTATCTAAAAAATTATCAATATCAGAAATTTTCTTTTCTAATTCAAAAGCTCTTAAGCGTACATTTTCAGGAGCCTCCTCCAATGATGGATAATTGTCTAAACCTAACGCATCATATTTATTTTTAAGTTGAGCTCTTTGATTTACTATTTCCATACGTGTATCTCTTGATACAGGATTTGTTTGAATATCCGGAAGATAAATTTCATTAGGAGGAGTTCTTAGTTGATTTGATTCACCAAAGATTCTGGCCATTTCATTATCACCAAACATATTCATTCCTAGATCATCATTCTCATCTTGGTTACCCCAATCAAAATCTTCATATGATATATTTTCATTATTCACACGTTTAAGTCTTTCTATATCTTGTTGGCTATAAATATCATCTTGAGTTATTGATTTATTTAATAAACCTTGTTCATCAAGTGCTTTAGATGCTGTTTTTGCAGTAGCTCCTGTATTACCAATAAATTTTTGTAATCCTGTTTCTGTATATTTAGGATCTCCAATTTGTCTAATTACTCTACCTTCATTATTAACTATAGGTTCTAATTGTCTTGTGAGATCACCAATAGTAGTAAGTCCAGCCTGTGTAGATTTAAAAGGTCTTATTACATCTGAACCTAAATCAAGCGCTCTATTTGAATTTGATGTTATTCTTGAAATATCAGATGATACATCTAACGGTAAAGATTTTGATCTAAATCCTTTTAAGCCTTTCATACCTTTCATTAGTGCTGCTGTAGGTATAATATTTGCAGCATCCATTGCATTTTCAGCAGTCCAAAAATTACCATCTACATTATCTGTAGCTCTGTCATAAATATTTTTTGCAGCATGGACTGCCCCTATAGGGGTATTATCAGTTACAACATCAAAAGGATTTCTTTCAGTATGCCATACTCCGTTTGCCCAATACCCATAGGTTCCATTATCTAATGACTCTTGTAAATAATCAGGTACTTCTTGGCCACGCATCCAATGACCAGCTGCAGTCATAGGATTAAATAATATGTCCATTGCTTTATCATCCCATTTTTGTTTAGCTCTAGGTACAAACTTTTTGATTGTATCTGGTCTACCTGCATTAGGAGAAATATATTTGTTGTATAATGCATCTACATCTGTATCAATATTATACACAGCACGTCTAGCATCATCTTCTGACATTCCAGTTTTATGAGCCATCATAGGAATTAGTTCTTCACGCATTGTGTGGTATTCCTGTGATGCTTTATTCCTAAGAGCTACTGATCTTTGATCTGTTTTAAGACCGGTCTGTGCAGCACTGTTTTGTAAAGTTTCTGATTTCTGATTAATTACTGGAAACTGATTACGTTGGTTATAATAGTCAGTTTGCATAAACTCATCACGAGACATTGGTTTCATTGCTGGTACAGTTTTATTATAAACTTTACCATCAGCAGTTTTTACTTTTATGTATTGTGTACCATCATCATCAGTAACTGTTATTGTAGTGTTACCTTTTTTATCAGTATGTTTTACAGTTTTTCCATTTTGAGCTTGGTTAAGTTCACCACCATTTTTATGCAATGCATTATTATACGGCATAGGTGTTTTAGGATATGATACTGATGTTGTTGTAGCAGGTCCTACATACTTAGGGTCACCAGGTTTTCTAATAATTCTACCACTTGGTGGTTGTACAACCGGTTGAGTTGGTACAATAGTTTGTTTAGTTGGGATTTGATTTTCATAAACATATTCTATTGTTGTTACTGGTTTACCATTAGCATCAAGAGTTGTAATAGACCGTTCACCAATAACTTTTCTATTAGGATCTGGTGTATTACTAACTGTTTGTTGCGCAGGCACAACAGATGGAACAATAACTGATTCTTTATTTTTTGTTTCTACTTTGGTTTCTTTCTTTTCATTTTCTTTTTTATCTTCCTTATCGGGCTTTGGTGGAATATAAGTAAATGGTTTAAATGTAAAAGCTCCTTGAACTTTTAATGATGGATTGTCTGGATTATATCCATTTACTTTTATCATTTTTAAAGGATCTTCTTTATTTATTTTAGACAATCTTGAACGTGCACCTATTAAAGCTTTATCAGATACAATAGCATTTACATATTTATTTACTAAATTAACATTTGTTTTTCCATCTTTTTTAGGGGCTGCTAGGTAAGCGCGTTTAAAAGGATCTGCTTTTTTAAAAGCTTGCTCTATAATTAAACTATCCCTTTTCATAGCAGGTGTTGGTAAAGGTAATGGATCTATTACCATTCCTTCTGCAGCTTTAGTAAGTTCTGGTACAGATACATCTTCTATGATAAAACCTCCTTTAGCATACTCTTCTATTTCTTCTGGACTAAGATCCATTTCCATAAAGCCTGGAGAAACATCTTTATAATGCTTAGCAAAATAATTAGCATCTTCATCTGACTCAAATCTCATTGCTTCATTAGACTCCGGACCATAGTCTCCTAACATCAACTGACCATTCTCATCTTGAATTTGTGGTACAGCATAGTTATCCATACTTGCCATATAATGTGTACCTGTATCTCCATTATCAAATTGATATGGATTATCAGGTAGGTTAAT